TTAATGTGCCTGACCGCGTATTTTCGCTACGGCTTTCACTCCCAGCACCACTATGCCGCCGATGATAAATCCAAGAATCAGATTTAAAACAGTCGGTAATATCATCGCCACCACTGCACTTTGCTGCCCGGCGAAATGTTCAATGGCGTGATGCAGCGGCGCAATACCATGTACCACAATCCCGCCGCCGACAAGGAACATCGCCAGCGTGCCGACAATCGATAACGCTTTCATCAGCCAGGGCGCAATGATCAATAACCCTTTACCTAATGCCTGCATCAGCGCGCTGGATTTTTCCGCCAGCCAATACCCCAGGTCATCAATCTTAACGATAACCCCTACCAGACCGTAGACGCCCACGGTCACTACCAGCGCGATGCCTGAAAGCACCAGCACCTGATTAAGCAACGGCGCTTCGGCCACAATCCCCAGCGTGATGGCGACGATTTCGGCAGACAATATAAAATCGGTACGAATCGCCCCTTTTATTTTGTCCTTTTCAAACTTCAGCGGATCCTGCGCCGCCAGCTTCTCCAGACGCTGCTGGCTCTGCGCCGGATCTTCTTTATGTTTACGCGCCTCCAGCATATGCAGCACTTTCTCTACTCCTTCAAAGCAGAGAAACGCGCCACCAATCATCAACAGAGGCGTAATCGCCCACGGGATAAACGCACTGATGATCAGCGCCAGCGGCACCAGAATCACTTTATTAATCAGCGATCCTTTCGCCACGCCCCAGACCACGGGAAGTTCCCGGTTGGCCCGCACGCCTGAAACTTGTTGCGCATTGAGCGATAAGTCATCCCCTAATACACCGGCGGTTTTCTTCGCCGCCAGTTTGCCCATCACGGAGATATCGTCCAGTAGTGTGGCGATATCATCGAGCAACGTCAGTAAACTACTCCCGGCCAAAAGCATTCCCTCTCATTTTTATTGTTGAAGGGTGTAAGTATGAAGCAAAAACGGCAGGGTAATGCTGCCAACTTACTGATTTAGTGTATGATGGTGATTTTAAGGTGCTTGCGTGGCTTCCATTTCCATCAGATGTCTTTCCTGCTCCGCTACTGAAGGCGTGGTGCGTAACGGCAAAAGCACTGCCGGACATCAGCGCTATCTCTGCTCTCATTGCCGTAAAACATGGCAACTACAGTTCACTTACACCGCCTCTCAGCCCGGTACGCACCAGAAAATCATTGATATGGCCATGAATGGCGTCGGATGTCGCGCCAGTGCACGCATTATGGGCGTTGGCCTCAACACGGTTTTACGTCACTTAAAAAACTCAGGCCGCAGTCGGTAACCTCGCGCATACAACCGGGCAGTGATGTGATTGTCTGCGCTGAAATGGACGAACAGTGGGGCTACGTCGGTGCTAAATCACGTCAGCGCTGGCTGTTTTACGCGTATGACAGGATACGGAGGACGGTTGTGGCGCACGTCTTCGGTGAACGCACTCTGGCCACACTGGAGCGTCTTCTGAGCCTGCTGTCGGCCTTTGAGGTCGTGGTATGGATGACGGATGGCTGGCCGCTGTATGAATCACGCCTGAAGGGAAAGCTGCACGTTATCAGCAAGCGTTACACTCAGCGCATTGAGCGACATAATCTGAATCTGAGACAACATCTGGCAAGGCTGGGACGGAAGTCACTGTCGTTCTCAAAATCGGTGGAGCTGCATGACAAGGTCATCGGGCATTATCTGAACATAAAACACTATCAGTAAGTTGGAGTCATTACCTAAATTCCTGGCGGAAGTGCGTCAGCACACCTGGTCATCCGGTACCAACGGTGTGGTGGCTGCAACGTTCTCACTGCGTCTGAAAGGCAAACCGGTGTCCTTTGTGGTACCGCTGGCGTTTGTGAAAAATCTGGATAAGACACTTACCGTGAATACCGGTGCGCTGCTGACAATGTCAGTCAGTGCCAACGGGGGAATGCCGCCGTATAAATACGCCTGGAAGAAGGATGGTCAGCCGGTTGACGGGCAGACGACAGACACCTTCAGTAAGCCAGGTGCGCAGTCCGCTGATGCGGGGAAATATACCTGCGTGGTGACCGATTCGGCAGAGAAAGCACAGAGTGTGACGTCTGTTGAATGCACCGTGACAGTGAGCGCAGCTGCCGGATAAGGGGATGGGTCATCATGAAAAAGGATCTGAAAACGCTGGCGCTGGCCAGACTGTCAGGGTTTCGTCATAAAACGGTGAAGGTGCCGGAATGGGGGAATGTCAGCGTGGTGCTGCGGGAGCCTTCGGCAGAGGCCTGGTATCTGTGGCAGGAAGTGCTCAATGGTGATGGAGAGGATGACGATACCCTGTCGGTGGTGGCGAAAACCCGCCGTAACCTGGAAGCGGATGTGACGCTGTTCTGCGATGTCCTGTGTGATACGGACCTGCAGCGGGTGTTCACTCCGGACGACCGTGAGCAGGTGCTGGCCGTCTATGGTCCGGTACATGCCCGGTTGCTGCGTCAGGCACTGGAACTGATCGCTGATGCAGAGTCGGCCAGAAAAAAGTAGCCCGCCCGGAAATTCGCTTTCTGATGCGACTTGCGCTCCGTCTGGGGCGCACCTTATCCGAACTGCGCCACAGCCTGAGTGCGAGCGAGGCGATGATGTGGATGGAGTTCGACAGGATATCCCCGCTGGGTGATGAGCGCGGGGATATCCGTAATGCACAGATCGTGAAAGCGGTTTTCGGGGCACAGGGGATGAATGTTGCACTGAAGGACGTCATGCTCTGCTGGGGCGAGGATGAGGATAAGCCGGAGGTGGATCCGTTTGCGGCGCTGGAAGACGCGCTGAGCTTTGCAGCACAGTCATGAATGATGAGAACCGCTGAGGCGGTTTTTTTACGCCCGGAGAAAGGTGAATGGCGACGTTACGTGAACTGATTATCAAAATTGTAAGCTTCCGGGGAACTCATATTGACGCATTTTTCAGGCGCGCGTCATCGGCGGCGCATACGAACGCTCGTGGTTTGATAACGGTTGATTTATTTTGTTGCACAGAGGCGATCGCCAGGCAGGTACCGGAGGCGGGCTCTGAAGTACTGAGTAGCGTGATCGCGTCAGGCCGCGAAGTACTGACTCGGGGATTAATTGCAGGTGATGATGTACTGACCCGGGAATGACTCCGGGCTGATTCAGGTTCTTATTCGCTGTCAGCCCGCGTGGTTGCTGGTCTGGCTCATTTCCTGCCGTCAGGAGTTCAACTCCCGACTGCAGGTTATGGCCCGGTGCACGAACACCTGACGGCAGGTATCACTCACCCGGAGAAGGTAAATCCCTCAAGAGGCAGCAACTCTGCCAGTCGCTCCTCCGGCCACTCCGGCAGACGCATCAGGACGTCTGTCAACCAGGCATGCGGCTCCAGACCGTTGCGTTTCGCGGTTTCCAGCAAGCTCATTATTTGCGCGGCGCGTTCTCCCGCCATCTGCGAACCGGCGAACAGCCACGATTTTCTGCCCAGAACCACGTTTTTGATGGCCCGTTCACACACATTATTATCCAGCGGCACCGCACCATCTTCCAGGAAGCGGCTCAGTTCCACGCGATGAGACAGCGCATAGGCAATGGCTTTGTGTAATGCCTTTCCCGGAGAACATTGCGGTTCCTGCTCTTCAAGCCATGACCACAGTTCTTCCAGTATCGGACGGGCATAACGCTGTCGCCACTGGCGGATTTTTTCCACGGGGCGGCTACTGATCTTCTTCTCAAGACGGTACAACCCCGCGATTTTCTTCACGGCTATGGCAGCCCGTGGATCTTTACTGATTTTATACAGGTCGGCGAAGCCCCTGCGGGCATGGGCCCAGCATCCGGCCAGCGTGATCTCCGGCACTTTGTTTGCCAGAGTCCGGTAAGCTTTATGTCCGTCGACAACCAGCGTCCCGCCCCAGCCCTGAAGCCAGTTTTCAGGATACTCATGGCTACGTCCGGTCCGGCAGTCGAAGCACACAACTGACGGTCCCGTCCTTTCTCCACTGACGTATGCCCACAGATAACCGGAGCAGGATTTACCGCCTTTCTTCGTGTTCAGGATCTTCAGGGTAGTCTCATCTGCATGCACCACCGGACGGTTTATCAACTCGCGATGGAGTAACGCCGCCAGGGGAGATAATGCGGCACCCGCCGCGCCAACCATGTCAGCCATCGAACTGACGGGCAGCCCGACATCTGAACGGGCAAAGACCTGTTGCTGGCGATACAGAGGCAGGTGGTCACCGTATTTATTGATGATCACCTGTGCGATGACTGATGGCTCAACGGCACTTTTCGGGAGGATATGTGCCGGCATTTCACCGCTGAACACCTTCTGGCAACAGGGACAACTGTATTGCGGACGGACATAACGGTTCACCACAAAGTGAGCGGGAATATACTCCAGCTTTTCACTCACCGCATCGCGGATATAGTGCAGCGGCTCGTCACATTCAGGGCAATGGTCAGTGTCCGGCTGGATAATTTTTTCCACCCGTGGAAGATGAACCGGTAAGGGTTTGCGTATCGGGCGTGAACGGGACGCTTTTTCATCTTCTTCAGGGGATTGCGGGAGCAGTTTATCCAGATGTGCGGTAAGCGCGGCGATATCGGCATCAACATCCTCTTCGAATAGGGAGCGTTGCATACCAGCCAGCGTTTCACATTTTTTTCCGAAGCGCTGTTGACGAACCAGTTTCAGCATTTCTTCCAGAAGCTGGATGCGCCGGCTTTTCTCCAGTAATTCCCGCTCTTTTTCGGCATTCTCCGACATGACTTCTTGTACCATGGCAAGTGCCATAGCACGCAGTTTTTCGATGTCATTCGTGGTGTTGAGAGCGGAGATATCCATACAGGGGAGTATACCACTCCAGATACGGATATTCATTATTTTTCACTGAGTTAGCAGTGTATTTTGCGTGTTTTCAGGGCGCAGTTCAGGTTCATTCAGCCAGACCCATTTCGTCAGGTCATGTCCCTTAACCTGCTGCCAGTCAACACCGGCAATCAGCCAGTTAAACTCGTCGGGAGTGAGGTGCCAGGCAGCGTCATTTGCACGTGGCCAGCGGAAGCTGCCTTTGTGCAGACGGCGGGTACACAACCACACCCCGTGTTTATCCCACCGGAGAACTTTGATACGCGAACGGGCTTTGTTAACAAAGACGAAGGCGGCTCCCTCATGCCATGTCGACCGGAGTTCATCCTGTATATACTGCGTCAGTGAGTCGATGCCCCGGCGCATGTCAACAGGTTTAATTGCGATGAAGACATTATCAGGACTGAGCATATTTGAGTGCCCTGAAGACATCGGTAAGTTGTGACGGCTGACAGCACATCCGTACTCCACCGGGAAGGAAGAGCGTGACTGGCTCATTCGTGACGGGCTGTGGTACATCAGCATGCAGTGGTGGCGCAATATGAACGGGAAGAACGGTCGGTTCATTTGCCCGGCGTTCAGCTTTTGCGACATCCTGCGGCCATTCGCGAAGTGATGTGAAGGGAATATCGTTGAGTTCACAGTATTGCTGACGTGTAAGACCACTGGCGCGCCAGGCAGCAACGTGCTGCCTTTTCTGTTCAATGGTCCATCGGGGTTTTGACATCGATTATCTCCGGTAAGTTGGTGAATGGATGTCGGTAATACTAACTGACCGAAGATCCCTATGAAGATGACTTCCCCGTAACGACACTCAAAATTTCGGCAAATTCACAGTCATTCCAGTCGGAGATCCAGCGGGCGTCCCGTATGGGCAGTGAATATTACCGGACCCTACAGAATGGCGGACGTCATGCCGCTGCTGCCGCACGGGAACAGCGCCGCGCCCTTGCAGAACTGAACAGTCAGTTGACGGAAATTCGCGGTTCTGCTGTCGGAATGGCTGGCGCATTTGCCGGTGCCTTTGCCACCGGACACCTGATTTCGCTGGCCGATGAGTGGGGTTCCGTGAATGCCCGTCTGAAACAGGCATCTCAGTCATCGGATGAATTCTCGTCATCACAGAAAGTGCTGATGGATATCAGTCAGCGAACAGGTACCGCGTTTTCGGATAATGCGGCCCTGTTTGCCCGTTCGGCTGCCTCGATGCGTGAATATGGTTACAGTGCTGATGATGTGCTGAAGGTGACGGAGGCCATTTCGACAGGACTGAAACTGTCAGGGGCTGGAGTTGCGGAATCCGGTTCGGTGATCACCCAGTTCAGCCAGGCACTGGCACAGGGTGTACTGCGTGGCGAAGAATTTAATGCTGTTAACGAAAATGGCGACCGGGTGATCCGCGCGCTTGCTGCGGGGATGGGTGTGGCCCGTAAAGATCTGAAGGCAATGGCGGATGACGGAAAACTGACAGCGGATAAAGTGGTCCCTGCGTTAATCAGCCAGCTGGGGATATTACGTGATGAATATGCGGCCATGCCGGAAACGGTTTCCGGTAGTATCACGAAGGTGGAAAACGCCTTTATGGCCTGGGTGGGCGAAGTGAATGAGGCCTGCGGGGTGACAAAAACGCTCTCCGGCGTGCTGAACGGTGTTGCCGGACAGATTGATAATGTGGCAACAGCTGTGGGGGCGCTGGTTGCCGTCGGGGTTGCCCGGTACTTTGGCAATATGGCCTCCGGAGCGATGTCTGCCACGGCAGGACTTGTGACGGCTGCACGTAATGAAGTTGCACTGGCGGAAGCACAGTTCAGGGGAACGCAGATTGCCACGGCGCGGGCAAGGGCAGCCGTGTACCGTGCTCAGCAGGCCGTGGCGGCAGCCCGCGGGACGGAGATGCAGATTGCTGCAGAGGCCCGTCTGGCGGCCACACAGGAACGCCTGAACAGAAATATTGCTGCCAGAAGCGCCGCCCAGAATGCGCTGAACAGTACAACGGCGGTGGGCTCACGTCTGATGAGCGGTGCGCTGGGGCTGGTTGGTGGCGTACCCGGACTGGTGATGCTGGGGGCTGCAGCATGGTACACGCTGTACCAGAATCAGGAGCAGGCCTGGGAGTCTGCGCGCCAGTATGCACTGACGATAGATGAAATCGCGCATAAAACGCCGTCAATGTCTTTGCCTGAAGCCTCAGATAATGAAGGACGAACACGGGCGGCGCTGACAGAGCAGAACCGGCTGATTGATGAACAGGCTAGTCGGGTGAAATCCCTGCAGGAAAAAATCGCAGAATATCAGTATGTTCTGGCGAACCCGGGCTGGACGACCGTCGTGTGGCGTTAATTCGTCAGCAGGCGGCAGAGCAGAATAAGGTGTACCAGTCCATGCTGGTTATGAACGGTCAGCATACGGAATTCAACCGTCTGCTGGGGCTGGGTAATGAACTGCTTCAGCAGCGGCAGGGACTGGTGAATGTGCCGTTACGGCTGCCACAGGCCACTCTGGATGATAAACAGCAGAGTGCCCTGACAAAAACAGAGCGTGTCCGACTGGGGTATGCGGCGGATGACCTCGGTTTTGTGGGTGATCCGTATCAGGAGGCGAGACAACGTTATATCAGTAATGCCCTGGAAGCCTGGCGCAATAACGAGGCGAATAAACCCAAATCCCGGGGTGGAAAATCAGAGACGGAAAAAGCGGAAGACAGTTTTTCCCGGCTGCTGAAGCAGCAGAAAGAGCAACTGGCACTGGCGGGGCAGAATACAGAGCTGGCGAAGCTGAAATACCAGACTGCGCAGGGCGAACTGAAAACCCTGACGGAGATGCAGAAGCAGGAACTGCTGCGCAATGCGGCCCTGATTGACCAGCAAAAAATCCGGGAGCAGTTGCGGTCCCGGGAAGAGACCCTGAAGAATGATAATGTGGCTGCGCGTGCATCAAATGAAGCGGAACTGCTGGGGTACGGGCAGGGAGAGCGGCTCCGTGAACGCATGCGGGAGTTGCAGCAGATCCGCGACAGTTTCCGCCAGAAGGATGCGGACCTTCAGTCTCAGTATCAGACCGGGGATATCAGTGAGGATTTTTACAGACAGGCTCTGGCACAGAACGCGCAGTATCTGAGTGAACGTCTGAAAGAGCAGGAAGCCTTTTATGCCGAATCGGATGTGCAGCGTGCGGACTGGCAGAAAGGGCTGCAGGAGGGATTCAGTAACTGGGTGGATAATGCGTCCGATTACGCCTCACAGGCAGTACAGCTTGCGACGGAGGGTATCTCAGGGATGGTGAATAACATCACGGAGATGCTGAACGGAAATAAAGTGGAATGGCGCAGCTGGGCCTCATCAGTGCTGCAGGAAAGATCAAAAGTTCTTATGAATGCCGCGATTGTCAACGGGATCAAGACGGCGGCAAACAGTATGTCCGGAGCGGGAGGATTTATCGGCAGTATTGGTAGCTGGCTGGGCGGTGCGGTGGCCAATGCAAAAGGCGGTGTGTATACCTCGGCAAACCTGAGTGCGTACAGCAACAGTATTGTGGATACGCCCACGTACTTTGCCTTTGCAAAAGGGGCGGGACTGATGGGGGAGGCCGGTCCTGAAGCCATTATGCCCCTGACCCGGGCGGCGGATGGCTCGCTGGGTGTGCGAGCGGTGGGCAGTATGAACGGCAGTGCAGGTCTGGTGTATTCCCCGGTCTACCATATCGCCATTCAGAATGACGGGACTAATGGCCAGATAGGGCCGGAAGCTGCGGGCAGCCTTGTGCAACTGATTGACCAGCGGGTGCAGGCGGTGATGCTGTCCATGCGACGTGACGGAGGAATGCTGAGTGGCTGAGATAAAAACGCTGCATCTGGTCCCGCGTGAAGGGATGCAGGTGAGTGAGAAACCGTCGGTGGCGAGGGTACGGTTTGGTGACGGTTATGAACAGCGCCGCCCGACGGGACTTAATGCCCGACTGAAGACGTTTCAGGCGGTGTTCCGGGTGACGGATGAGGCGACCCGGCGATGGCTGGAAGAGTTTTTATCGTGGCATGGTGGTTACCGTGCCTTTTTGTGGCGACCGCCGAAACATAACCGGACGGTGAGGGTGGTATGCCGGGAGTGGAGCGTCACAGATAACGCCAGGTACAGTGATTTCAGTTGTACGATTGAGCAGGTGGTGAACTGATGCAGGATATTCGCGAAGAAAGGCTGAACGAGTCGGTTAAGTCAGAGCAGTCACCGCGGGTGGTACTCTGGGAAATCGACCTGACGGTGCAGGGTGGTGAGCGGTATTTTTTCTGTAATGAGCTGAATGAAAAAGGGGAGCCGGTCACCTGGCAGGGGCGTAAGTATGAGGCATACCCGATTGACGGCAGCGGCTTTGAGATGAACGGCCGGGGCAGCAGTGCCAGACCGTCGCTGACGGTGTCCAATCTGTTCGGTCTGGTCACCGGGATGGCGGAAGACCTGCAGAGTCTGGTGGGGGCCACGGTGGTCCGCCGCCGGGTGTATGCCCGTTTTCTGGATGCGGTGAATTTCGTTGCGGGCAATCCGGAGGCGGACCCGGAGCAGGAGCTGAGTGACCGCTGGGTGGTGGAGCAGATGTCGCAGCTGACAGCCATGACGGCCTCGTTTGTGCTGGCTACACCGACCGAGACGGACGGGGCGCTGTTTCCCGGTCGTATCATGCTGGCGAACACCTGTATGTGGACCTACCGCTCTGATGAGTGTGGTTACACGGGCGGGGCTGTGGCGGATGAGTTCGATAAACCCACCACGGATATCCGTAAGGACAGATGCAGCAAGTGCATGCGCGGGTGTGAACTGCGCAGGAATGTCGGCAATTTTGGCGGTTTCCTTTCCATTAATAAACTTTCGCAGTAAATCCCGGTTTATGACACAGACTGAATCAGCGATTCTGGCGCATGCCCGGCGGTGTGCGCCTGCGGAGTCGTGCGGCTTCGTGATAAGCACGCCGGAGGGGGAGCGGTATATCCCTTGTGTGAATATTTCTGCAGAGCCGGAGGCGTATTTTCGTATCGCACCGGAAGACTGGCTGCGGGCAGAGATGCAGGGGGAGATTGTGGCACTGGTCCACAGTCATCCCGGTGAGCTGCCCTGGCTGAGCGAGGCTGACCGGCGGCTGCAGATAAAAAGCGCACTGCCCTGGTGGCTGGTCTGCCGGGGGGAAATTCATAAATTCCGCTGTGTGCCACATCTGACAGGACGGCGCTTTGAGCACGGGGTGACGGACTGTTACACGCTGTTCCGGGATGCATACCATCTGGCGGGAATTGATATGCCGGATTTTCATCGCGAGGATGACTGGTGGCGCAACGGCCAGAACCTGTACCTGGACAATATGGCGGTCACCGGCTTTTACCGGGTGCCCCTGTCCTCTGCACAGCCGGGCGATATTCTGCTGTGCTGCTTTGGTGCTTCGGTACCGAACCATGCCACCATTTACTGCGGCAACGGTGAGCTGCTTCACCATCTGCCTGAACAACTGAGTAAACGGGAGAGGTATTCCGAAAAATGGCAACGACGAACGCATTCTGTCTGGCGTCACCGCCACTGGCACGCATCTGCCTTCACGGGGATTTACAACGATTTGGCCGCCGCCTCAGCCTGTATGTGAACACGGCAGCGGAAGCCATTCGCGCCCTGTCGATGCAGATGCCGGGCTTTCGCCGTCAGATGAACGAAGGCTGGTACCAGATACGTATTGCCGGTGATGACACGGCACCGGAGGCGGTGTATGCCCGTCTTCACGAACAGCTGGGTGAGGGAACGGTCATCCACATTGTGCCGCGACTGGCCGGGGCCGGAAAGGGTGGACTGCAGATTGTGTTGGGGGCGGCAGCCATCGTGGGCTCTTTCTTCACTGCCGGGGCATCAATGGCGTTATGGGGTTCAGCCCTGGCAGCCGGTGGTTTTTCTGCCACCACGATGCTGTTTTCACTTGGAGCCAGCATGATTCTGGGCGGTGTGGCCCAGATGCTGGCCCCGAAGGCAAAAACACCGGATTACCGCGCAACGGATAACGGCAGACAGAACACGTACTTTTCCTCGCTGGATAACATGATTGCCCAGGGGAACCCGATGCCGGTGCCTTACGGGGAAATGCTGGTTGGCTCCCGCCGTATATCCCAGGACATCAGCACCCGTGATGAAGGCGGGGGCGGAAAGGTCGTGGTTATCGGGCGACAGGGATAAAACATAAAAAAATCCCGCAGTGATCGCGGAGCTGCGGGGACAGACAAATGAAGATCAATGTGAAGGAGTTGTTTTTGTTACTCGGGCAAAAAAACACTAACGCAGCGAAATTATAAGCGCCACAGTCAGTGTGTGAAAATGTGAAGATATTCAGAAATTTTATTCCGTCATGACGCAGGCACCCGGTGAGGTGCCTGTTGTTTTTGTGAGTGAACAATTATCACGGTAAGAGGTGATGTAATGGGCAAAGGTGGCGGCAGGGCGCACACACCGCGTGAGGCGAAAGACAATCTCAAATCCACGCAGATGATGAGCGTGATTGATGCGATTGGTGAGGGACCGATAGAAGGCCCGGTGAAAGGCCTGCAGAGTATTCTGGTGAACAAAACCCCACTGACGGACACGGACGGCAATCCCGTGATACACGGTGTGACGGCGGTCTGGCGCGCCGGGGAGCAGGAGCAGACACCACCGGAAGGCTTTGAGTCCTCCGGAGCTGAAACCGGACTGGGCGTGGAAGTGACGAAGGCAAAACCGGTGACGCGCACCATTACGTCCGCGAACATTGACCGCCTGCGGGTTACCTTCGGGGTGCAGTCACTGGTGCAGACCACGTCAAAGGGCGACCGTAATCCTTCCTCTGTCCGGATTCTGATTCAGTTACAGCGTAATGGCCGCTGGGTGACGGAAAAGGACGTCACCATTAACGGCAAGACCACCTCACAGTTCCTGGCCTCGGTGATTCTGGATAATCTGCCTCCCCGCCCCTTTAACATCCGGATGGTCAGGGAGACGGCGGACAGCACCACGGACCAGCTGCAGAACAGAACGCTGTGGTCGTCATACACCGAAATCATCGATGTGAAACAGTGCTACCCGAACACGGCCATTGTGGGGATGCAGGTGGATGCGGAGCAGTTTGGTGGTCAGCAGATGACGGTGAACTACCATATCCGCGGTCGCATCATCCAGGTGCCGTCAAACTATGACCCGGAAAAACGCACGTACAGTGGTATCTGGGACGGCAGTCTGAAACCGGCATACAGCAACAACCCGGCCTGGTGCCTGTGGGACATGCTGACTCACCCGCGCTACGGCATGGGAAAACGTCTGGGGGCGGCGGATGTGGACAAGTGGGCGCTGTATGCCATCGGGCAGTACTGCGACCAGACGGTCCCGGATGGTTTCGGGGGGACCGAGCCGCGGATGACCTTTAATGCGTACCTGGCACAACAGCGTAAGGCGTGGGACGTTCTCAGTGATTTCTGCTCTGCGATGCGCTGTATGCCGGTATGGAACGGCCAGATGCTGACGTTTGTTCAGGACCGCCTGTCGGATGTGGTGTGGCCGTACACCAACAGCGATGTGGTGGTGGATGATAACGGCGTGGGGTTCCGCTACAGCTTCAGTGCCCTGAAGGACCGGCACACGGCGGTGGAGGTGAATTACACCGACCCGCAGAACGGCTGGCAGACCTCCACGGAACTGGTGGAAGACCCGGAAGCCATACTGCGCTACGGGCGCAATCTGCTGAAGATGGACGCGTTCGGCTGTACCAGCCGCGGTCAGGCCCACCGTGCCGGACTGTGGGTGATAAAGACCGAACTGCTGGAAACGCAGACGGTGGACTTCACGCTCGGGTCTCAGGGGCTGCGGCACACACCCGGTGACATTATTGAAATCTGTGATAATGACTATGCCGGGACCCTGACCGGCGGACGTGTCCTGTCCATTGATGCTGCCACCCGCACCCTGACGCTGGACCGTGAGGTTACCCTGCCGGAGACAGGTACATCGGCGGTGAACCTGATTAACGGCAGCGGTAAGCCGGTGAGTGTGGACATCACCGCACACCCCGCGCCGGACCGGATACAGGTCAGTACCCTGCCTGATGGTGTGGAGACATACGGGGTGTGGGGACTCTCCCTGCCGTCACTGCGCCGTCGCCTGTTCCGCTGTGTCTCCGTCCGGGAAAACACGGACGGCACCTTTGCCATCACGGCGGTGCAGCACGTACCGGAAAAAGAAGCCATCGTGGATAACGGTGCCCGCTTTGAGCCGCAGTCAGGCTCCCTGAACAGCGTCATCCCACCGGCAGTGCAGCACCTGACGGTGGAGGTGAGCGCAGCTGACGGCCAGTATCTGGCACAGGCGAAATGGGACACGCCGCGGGTGGTGAAGGGGGTGCGCTTCAGTCTGCGACTGACCAGCGGAAGCGGAGAAGACAGCCGTCTGGTGACCACCGCTATCACTGCGGATACAGAGCATCGTTTCAGTAGTCTGCCGCTCGGGGAATACACCCTGACAGTCAGGGCAATTAACAGTTATGGCCAGCAGGGCGAACCGGCCACCACCACCTTCCGGATTGCCGCACCGGCAGCACCGTCGCGGATTGAGCTGACGCCGGGCTATTTTCAGATAACCGCAACGCCACATCTTGCCGTTTATGACCCGACGGTACAGTTTGAGTTCTGGTTCTCGGAAAAGCGGATTGCGGATATCAGGCAGGTTGAAACCGCAGCCCGCTATCTTGGCTCGGCGCTGTACTGGATAGCTGCCAGTATCAATATCAAACCGGGCCATGATTATTATTTTTATATCCGCAGTGTGAATACTGTTGGCAAATCGGCATTCGTGGAGGCTGTCGGTCGGGCGAGCGATGATGTGGAAGGTTACCTGGATTTTTTCAAAGGAGAAATCGGGAAAACACATCTGGCCCAGGAGCTGTGGACGCAGATTGATAACGGTCAGCTTGCACCGGACCTGGCTGAAATCAGGACGTCCATTACGAATGTCAGCAATGAAATCACGCAGACCGTCAATAAAAAACTGGAAAATCAGAGTGCGGCAATCCAGCAGATACAGAAAGTTCAGGTTGATACAAATAATAACCTGAACAGCATGTGGGCCGTGAAACTGCAGCAGATGCAGGACGGACGCCTTTATATTGCGGGTATCGGTGCCGGTATTGAGAATACGCCAGCAGGAATGCAGAGTCAGGTGCTGCTGGCGGCAGACAGGATTGCGATGATTAATCCTGCGAATGGCAACACAAAGCCGATGTTTGTTGGTCAGGGCGATCAGATATTTATGAATGAAGTGTTCCTGAAATATCTGACGGCTCCCACCATTACCAGCGGCGGTAATCCTCCGGCATTTTCCCTGACACCGGACGGGCGGCTGACGGCGAAAAATGCCGATATCAGCGGTAACGTGAATGCGAACTCCGGGACGCTCAACAACGTCACTATTAACGAGAACTGTCGGGTTCTGGGAAAATTGTCCGCGAACCAGATTGAAGGCGATCTCGTTAAAACAGTGGGCAAAGCTTTCCCCCGGGACTCCCGTGCACCAGAGCGGTGGCCATCAGGAACCATTACCGTCAGGGTTTATGACGATCAGCCGTTTGACCGGCAGATTGTTATTCCGGCGGTGGCATTCAGCGGCGCTAAACATGAGAAAGAGCATACTGATATTTACTCCTCATGCCGTCTGATAGTGCGGAAAAACGGTGCTGAAATTTATAACCGTACCGCGCTGGATAATACGCTGATTTACAGTGGTGTTATTGATATGCCTGCCGGTCACGGTCACATGACACTGGAGTTTTCGGTGTCAGCATGGCTGGTAAATAACTGGTATCCCACAGCAAGTATCAGCGATTTGCTGGTTGTGGTGATGAAGAAAGCCACTGCAGGCATCACGATTAGCTGAATTTTATAACCCAGATACGGGCGCCAGAAATGGCGCCTTTTTTATTGCAGAAAAGCGAGAGGTAATTATGCGTAAATTATGTGCTGTTATTTTGTCCGCAGTAGTCTGGCAGGTCGCCGCTGCTACGCCAGCGAGTGCAGCAGAACATCAGTCCACGCTGAGCGCGGGGTATCTCCATGCCTCGACGAACGTTCCCGGTAGTGATGATCTGAACGGGATTAACGTGAAATACCGTTATGAGTTTACGGACGCGCTGGGGCTGATTACGTCCTTCAGTTATGCCAATGCTGAGGATGAGCAAAAAACGCGCTACAGCGATACCCGCTGGCATGAAGATTCCGTGCGTAACCGCTGGTTCAGCGTGATGGCGGGGCCGTCTGTACGCGTGAATGAATGGTTCAGCGCGTATGCGATGGCGGGTGTGGCTTACAGCCGTGTGTCGACTTTCTCCGGGGATTATCTCCGCGTAACTGACAACAAGGGGAAAACGCACGACGTGCTGACCGGAAGTGATGACGGTCGCCACAGCAATACCTCTCTGGCGTGGGGGGCTGGCGTGCAGTTTAACCCGACCGAATCCGTGGCCGTTGACCTTGCTTATGAAGGTTCCGGTAGTGGCGACTGGCGAACGGATGCATTTATTGTTGGTATCGGATACCGTTTCTGACAACAGACGCCGATTTATCTTCTGTAAATATTGTTATGATACGCAGGTTCATCCACTTTATGGGGTGAACTGCGTTTGAGGAAACGTAAAGTTACACTGTCCTGAAGCCCGTGGCGTCACTGCTGCGGGCTTTTTTTATTGGTGGAAAAGTATGACAGTAAAAATTTCTGGCGTGCTTAAAGATGGCACAGGAAAACCAGTACAGAACTGCACCATTGTGCTGAAGGCCAGACGAACCAGCAGCACGGTGGTGGTGAACACGGTGGCCTCTGAAAATCCGGATGAAGCCGGACGTTACAGCATGGATGTTGAGCATGGTCAGTACAGCGTCACCCTGCTGGTTGAAGGTTTTCCGCCTTCACATGCCGGGACCATTACCGTCTATGAAGGTTCCAGACCAGGTACGCTGAATGATTTTCTCGGTGCCATGACGGAGGATGATGTCCGACCGGAGGCACTGCGCCGCTTTGAGCAGATGGTGGAAGAGGTGTCACGTAACGCCTCCGCGGTTGCACAGAATACGGCAGCCGCGAAAAAATCAGCCAGCGATGCCAGTGCATCAGCCAGCGAGGCGGCAACTCATGCAACCGATGCTGCAGCCTCAGCACGTGCCGCCAGCACGTCAGCCGGACAGGCCGCGTCGTCGGCTCAGTCAGCGTCTTCCAGCGCAGGAACGGCATCAACAAAGGCCACTGAAGCATTAAAAAGTGCTGCCGCTGCAGAGTCCTCAAAAAGCGCGGCGGCTACCAGTGCCGGTGCGGCGAAAACGTCAGAAACGAATGCGGCAGCGTCACAACAATCAGCAGCCACTTCTGCATCCACCGCGACCACGAAAGCGTCAGAAGCAGCCACTTCAGCACGGGATGCGTCGGCTTCAAAAGAGGCGGCAAAATCATCAGAAACGAACGCAGCCTCGAGCGCCAGCAGCGCAGCTTCCTCGGCAACGGCGGCAGCAAATTCTGCGAAGGCGGCAAAAACGTCTGAGACAAACGCCAGGTCTTCTGAAACGGCAGCGGAACAGAGTGCCTCAGCTGCGGCAGGCTCAAAAACAGCGGCTGCGTCGTCTGCCAGTGCAGCGTCAACAAGTGCCGGGCAGGCCTCAGCCAGTGCCACCGCCGCCGGAAAATCGGCAGAAAGCTCCGCATCGTCTGCTTCAACAGCCACAACGAAGGCTGGCGAAGCCACTGAACAGGCCAGCGCAGCAGCGAGGTCTGCTTCCGCAGCGAAGACATCCGAAACGAACGCGAAAGCGTCGGAAACCAGCGCAGAATCCTCAAAAACGGCTGCCGCATCGTCCGCCAGTTCGGCGGCGTCATCGGCATCATCGGCGTCTGCTTCAAAAGATGAGGCGACCAGACAAGTGTCAGCAGCGAAGAGCAGCGCCACGACGGCATCCACGAAGGCAACAGAGGCGGCAGGCAGTGCGACGGCAGCATCTCAGAGCAAAACTACTGCTGAATCCGCTGCGACCCGTGCGGAAGCTGCTGCTGATCGTGCTGAAGAGATTGCCGGTGCAGTTGCGATGGAAGACGCAAGCCTTACAACTAAAGGTGTTGTGAAACTTAGCAGTGCTGTTGATAGCACCAGTGAATCGCTGGCCGCAACGCCAAAAGCAGTTAAAGCAGCCAATGACAATGCGAATAGCAGGGTGCCATCTAACCGAAAAGTTAACGGAAAAGCATTGACTGCGGATATAACATTAACGCCGAAAGATATTGGTACTTTAAATTCAGTAACGATGTCTTTCTCTGGCGGGGCTGGGTGGTTCAAACTGGCTACGGTTACCATGCCACAAGCGAGTTCCATCGTTTACATCGCATTGATTGGTGGCGCTGGTTACAACGTCGGTTCCCCACATCAGGCAGGCATTTCAGAACTGGTTCTACGAGCAGGCAATGGAAACCCCAAAGGAATTACCGGGGCTTTGTGGAAGCGTACAGCCGTCGGATTAACGAATTTCGCCTGGATCAACACATCCGGCGATACATATGATATTTACGTTGAGATTGGCAATTATGCGGTAATGACTCCAACTTATTGATAGTGTTTTATGTTCAGATAATGCCCGATGACTTTGTCATGCAGCTCCACCGATTTTGAGAACGACAGCGACTTCCGTCCCAGCCGTGCCAGGTGCTGCCTCAGATTCAGGTTATGCCGCTCAATTCGCTGCGTATATCGCTTGCTGATTACGTGCAGCTTTCCCTTCAGGCGGGATTCATACAGTGGCCAGCCATCCGTCATCCATATCACCACGTCAAAGGGTGACAGCAAGCTCATAAGACGCCCCAGCGTCGCCATAGTGCGTTCACCGAATACGTGCGCAACAACCGTCTTCCGGAGCCTGTCATACGCGTAAAACAGCCAGCGCTGGCGCGATTTAGCCCCGACGTATCCCCACTGTTCGTCCATTTCCGCGCAGACGATGACGTCACTGCCCGGCTGTATGCGCGAGGTTACCGACTGCGGCCTGAGTTTTTTAAGTGACGTAAAATCGTGTTGAGGCTAACGCCCATAATGCGTGCAGTTGCCCGGCATCCAACGCCATTCATGGCCATATCAATAATTTTCTGGTGCGTACCGGGTTGAGAAGCGGTGTAAGTGAACTGCAGTTGCCATGTTTTACGGCAGTGAGAGCAGAGATAGCGCTGATGTCCGGCAGTGCTTTTGCCGTTACGCACCACCCCGTCAGTAGCTGAACAGGAGGGACAGCTGATAGAAACAGAAGCCACTGGAGCACCTCAAAAACACCATCATACACTAAATCAGTAAGTTGGCAGCATCACCCAATTATGCGACGAGTGTAAATATCCATTGGGATTGTACTGCAAATGCGTCAGTTTCTGTTTATACCTCGCCAACATATTCAGCGAGTAAGCCTTCCAGCGTTACCTATGGTGTTGTTTATACGATGTATAGCTCACATCAGAAACCTACACCATCAGATATTGGAGCGCTGCCAACGACTGGAGGGACTATTTCAGGTCCGTTGTTTGTTACTGATGGGATCACCGGGGCACTGAAGGGGAACGCCGATACCGCGACGAAACTTGCGGCAGCCCCAAAAATTAACGGTGTTAAGTTTGATGGCTCGGCGGATATTAACCTCACGCCGGAAAATATTGGTGCATTTGCCCGACGTTCGACGGGGGCTTATGCGGATTCGGATGGAGCCGTTCCCTGGAATGCCGAATCAGGCGCTTACAATGTCACCCGCTCTGGCGACAGCTATATTCTGGTTAACTTCTATACCGGAGTCGGAAGTTGCCGGACCCTGCAGATGAAGGCGCATTACAGAAATGGTGGTCTGTTCTACCGTTCTTCAAGAGACGGTTATGGTTTTGAGGAAGGCTGGGCAGAAGTTTATACCTCGAAAAATCTTCCACCAGAAAGCTACCCAGTCGGCGCACCAATCCCGTGGCCATCAGATACCGTTCCGTCTGGTTATGCCCTGATGCAGGGGCAGACTTTTGACAAATCTGCTTACCCGAAACTTGCAGCCGCTTATCCGTCAGGCGTGATCCCTGATATGCGTGGCTGGACGATTAAGGGCAAACCTGCCAGTGGTCGGGCCGTATTGTCTCAGGAACAGGACGGCATTAAATCGCACACCCACAGCGCCAGCGCATCCAGTACGGATTTGGGGACGAAAACCACATCGTCGTTTGATTACGGCACTAAATCCACGAATAACACCGGGGCGCATACGCACAGTCTGAGTGGCTCTACGGGGTCTGCCGGTGTTCATACTCATGGTAATGGTATTCGTTGGCCAGGAGGCGGCGGTTCTGCGTTAGCATTTTATGATGGCGGTGGGTTCACTTATGTCCAGAATTCACAGTATCAAGTAAGCCCGGGGACTTCTTCCCGTAGATCGTATTATCAACGTATTCAGACACAGTCAGCAGGTGCTCATACCCACTCGCTGTCTGGTACTGCAGCAAGTTCTGGCGCACATGCACATACTGTAGGTATTGGTGCGCATACGCACTCCGTTGCGATTGGTTCACATGGACACACCATCACCGTTAACGCTGCGGGTAACGCGGAAAACACCGTCAAAAACATCGCATTTAACTATATTGTGAGGCTTGCATAATGGCATTCAGAATGAGTGAACAAGCACGGACCATAAAAATTTATAATCTGCTGGCCGGAACTAATGAATTTATTGGTGAAGGTGACGCATATATTCCGCCTCATACAGGTCTGCCAGCAAACAGTACCGATATTGCACCACCAGATATTCCTGCTGGCTTTGTGGCTGTTTTCAACAGTGATGAGGCATCGTGGCATCTCGTTGAAGATCATCGGGGTAAAACGGTTTATGACGTGGCTTCCGGCGACGCGTTATTTATTTCTGAACTCGGCTCATTACCGGGAAATGTCACTTGGTTATCCCCGGAAGGGGAGTTTCAGAAGTGGAACGGCACAGCCTGGGTGAAGGATACGGAAGCAGAAAAACTCTTCCGGATCCGGGAGGCGGAAGAGAAAAAGACAAGATTAATCCAGGAAGCGACTGATAACATAACAATTCTGCAGGATGCTGTTAATTTTGAAATGGCAACTGATGAGGAGGTTTCGATGCTATCTTCCTGGAAAAAATACCGGGTATTAGTGAGTCGGATTGATATAAATACAGCCCCGGATATCGTATGGCCTGAGCTGTGATTAAACGGAATTATGTGTGAGATGAATTATAAATAATTTCAGAGTGAAATTTGGTAATGAATGTGGAGTCATCAGGAATGTCATGCAGTACCAATGCATGAGCTCCTATTTTTACATTATTCCCTATATGCACTTTGCCACCAAGGATGGTGGCGTTACAGCCAATGGTTACATTATTTCCTATGACAATATCCATATCATTAAATTCACCGCGAAGTCCAATAGTTACCCCAGGCTTAATTGAACAATTTTCACCTATTGTAACTTTGTGACCGATAACAACGCCATTGAGATAAGATATGTCGAACCCTTTACCAATATTTACAGTTAAGGGAACGGTTACATTGTATTTATCAAGAATGAAGCGTTCTATTTTTCCTGCAATCTTTCGCCGGTATCCGCCTTTATCAAAAAGATATTTTGCTATGCGCCACCAAAATAAATAACGTGATCTTCTGTGTTTTATTGCGCGAACAATTGCTTTTCGCCAGGAGAAAGGGCGTTTACAACCTATTACTTCATAGTGTATGCACTTTTTAAGTTCACTAATATTCATATATCTATTATTCAGTAAAGATAATTCTGTAACTTATTATTATATTAGGTTTAATGGGCTTTTTCTACAGTTTACTGTATTACTCTCACGCCGGAGCAATAGGCACAGGCCGGACGACAAATTGCATCAGGAGTTTCTCGCCAGAAGGTGGTGATCATCTATGATGTTGGCGTATCGACTTTGTATAAGAAGTTTCCGGTCGGAGATGAATGAAACCGTAGCACGTCGTATGCAAGAACGTGCCACGGCTGGCTGGCGAACTTTCGATAGTGCGAGTATTGAATGATTTCCAGCTGTTACGGTGATGCTGCCAACTTACTGATTTAGTGTATGATGGTGTTTTTGAGGTGCTCCAGTGGCTTCTGTTTCTATCAGCTGTCCCTCCTGTTCAGCTACTGACGGGGTGGTGCGTAACGGCAAAAGCACTGCCGGACATCAGCGCTATCTCTGCTCTCACTGCCGTAAAACATGGCAACTGCAGTTCACTTACACCGCTTCTCAACCCGGTACGCACCAGAAAATTATTGATATGGCCATGAATGGCGTTGGATGCCGGGCAACTGCACGCATTATGGGCGTTAGCCTCAACACGATTTTACGTCACTTAAAAAACTCAGGCCGCAGTCGGTAACCTCGCGCATACAGCCGGGCAGTGACGTCATCGTCTGCGCGGAAATGGACGAACAGTGGGGATACGTCGGGGCTAAATCGCGCCAGCGCTGGCTGTTTTACGCGTATGACAGGCTCCGGAAGACGGTTGTTGCGCACGTATTCGGTGAACGCACTATGGCGACGCTGGGGCGTCTTATGAGCTTGCTGTCACCCTTTGACGTGGTGATATGGATGACGGATGGCTGGCCACTGTATGAATCCCGCCTGAAGGGAAAGCTGCACGTAATCAGCAAGCGATATACGCAGCGAATTGAGCGGCATAACCTGAATCTGAGGCAGCACCTGGCACGGCTGGGACGGAAGTCGCTGTCGTTCTCAAAATCGGTGGAGCTGCATGACAAAGTCATCGGGCATTATCTGAACATAAAACACTATCAATAAGTTGGAGTCATTACCCCCTCCTGTAACTGTAGTTATGTACAGGTGTTATTTTTATCTGTATGGATAACCAGTGTCAATTCCTGATATTGTTTATGGGGCATCAATGGGGCATGTATGGGACACTTTTTATCGGCGAAATTCGTCGAAGTTCGTCGACATGGTAAACGAATCATCTATCCAACCCTTGAAAAACGGCGCTCCTGGACGATCTTCGTCGATTTTTAAAAATGTTGCGTCACGCGCGTAACGTGACAGGGTTAATATCACAAAGCAACGCCACTTCACCAATTGTGTAAAGCGCCATCGTCTCACCCTTGCTCGCGAGGTCCCGGTTTAACTTTAGACGCAGTTTTGCGAACCAGGTAGTTTTGCCCGTTTTTTGTGCATTTATAGGGTGATTTTATTTTTGCCAGGCGATTTTGAGTGATTGTACTCACGAATTCTCATTTTTCTGCAAGAGTTCAAAGAAAGTTAAACGCAGGCAATATATGTTACGCGTTTTAAAGGGAAGTGTGGTTTGCGGGTATGTACGATTTTAATCTGGTGTTGCTGCTGCTTCAGCAGATGTGCGTTTTTTTAGTCATTGCATGGTTAATGAGTAAAACGCCATTATTCATACCGTTAATGCAGGTCACGGTTCGTCTGCCGCATAAATTTCTCTGCTACATCGTCTTTTCCATCTTCTGCATCATGGGCACCTGGTTTGGGTTGCACATTGACGATTCTATTGCCAATACCCGTGCGATAGGCGCGGTCATGGGCGGCTTACTCGGCGGTCCGGTCGTCGGTGGGCTGGTTGGCCTGACCGGCGGGTTACATCGATATTCGATGGGGGGCATGACCGCGCTAAGTTGCATGATCTCGACCATCGTTGAAGGATTGCTCGGCGGCCTGGTACACAGCATCCTGATCCGTCGCGGGCGCACTGATAAAGTCTTTAACCCCATTACCGCCGGTGCCGTCACGTTCGTCGCTGAAATGGTGCAAATGTTGATCATCCTGGCGATCGCCCGACCTTATGAAGATGCGGTGCGTCTGGTGAGTAATATTGCTGCGCCAATGATGGTCACCAATACCGTCGGCGCGGCGCTGTTTATGCGTATATTGCTAGATAAACGCGCGATGTTTGAAAAATACACTTCGGCTTTTTCTGCCACTGCGCTGAAAGTGGCTGCCTCGACGGAAGGCATTTTGCGCCAGGGGTTTAACGAAGTGAACAGCATGAAAGTGGCACAGGTGCTGTATCAGGAGCTGGATATTGGTGCAGTCGCGATTACCGATCGAGAGAAATTGCTGGCCTTTACCGGAATTGGTGACGACCACCATATACCCGGCAAACCGATATCTTCGACTTACACCTTAAAAGCGATTGAAACCGGTGAAGTGGTCTACGCTGATGGCAACGAAGTACCTTATCGTTGCTCTTTGCATCCGCAATGCAAACTGGGGTCGACGCTGGTAATTCCGTTGCGTGGTGAAAATCAGCGGGTGATGGGCACCATCAAATTGTATGAAGCCAAAAACCGTTTATTCAGTTCAATCAACCGCACGCTGGGCGAGGGGATTGCGCAACTGCTTTCGGCGCAGATCCTCGCCGGGCAATATGAGCGGCAAAAAGCGATGCTCACCCAGTCAGAGATCAAACTGCTTCACGCCCAGGTGAACCCCCATTTTTTGTTTAATGCGCTTAACACCATTAAAGCGGTGAGCCGTCGCGACAGCGAACAGGCCAGCCAGCTGGTGCAGTATCTTTCCACTTTTTTCCGCAAAAACTTAAAGCGGCCTTCGGAGTTTGTTACTCTCGCCGACGAAATTGAACATGTGAACGCTTATCTGCAAATTGAAAAGGCGCGCTTCCAGTCGCGGTTGCAGGTCAACATTGCTATTCCGCAAGAATTATCCCAGCAGCAATTGCCCGCGTTTACCCTGCAACCGATAGTGGAAAACGCCATTAAACATGGGACATCACAACTGCTGGATACAGGGCGAGTGGCAATCAGCGCCCGACGTGAGGGGCAACATTTGATGCTGGAGATCGAAGACAATGCCGGTTTGTATCAACCGGTAACCAATGCCAGTGGGCTGGGGATGAATCTGGTGGATAAGCGTTTACGTGAACGGTTTGGCGATGACTATGGGATAAGCGTCGCCTGTGAGCCTGATAGTTACACCCGAATAACGTTACGACTACCATGGAGGGACGAGGCATGATTAAAGTCTTAATTGTCGATGATGAACCGTTAGCACGGGAGAACCTGCGCGTATTTTTGCAGGAGCAGAGCGATATTGAAATCGTTGGTGAGTGTTCAAACGCCGTGGAAGGGATCGGCGCGGTGCATAAACTGCGCCCGGATGTGCTGTTTCTCGATATCCAGATGCCGCGCATCAGTGGTCTGGAAATGGTGGGGATGCTCGACCCGGAACATCGTCCGTATATTGTTTTTCTCACCGCGTTTGACGAATACGCCATTAAAGCCTTTGAAGAACACGCCTTTGATTATCTGCTGAAGCCAATTGATGAAGAGCGACTGGAGAAAACGCTGGCGCGTTTGCGGCAGGAACGCAGCAAGCAGGATGTTTCGCTGTTACCAGAAAATCAACAGGCGCTGAAATTTATCCCTTGTACTGGGCATAGTCGGATTTATTTGCTGCAAATGAAAGATGTGGCATTTGTCAGCAGTCGGATGAGCGGTATCTACGTTACCAGCCACGAAGGGAAAGAGGGCTTTACCGAATTGACATTACGTACCCTGGAAAGTCGTACACCACTACTGCGCTGCCATCGTCAGTATCTGGTTAACCTCGCGCATTTACAGGAGATTCGTCTGGAAGATAACGGCCAGGCCGAGTTGATTTTGCGTAATGGCTTAACCGTGCCGGTCAGCCGCCGTTATCTGAAAACCTTAAAAGAGGCGATTGGCCTGTAAAAGACTGCTAAAATGGCTTTTTGCCTCATCAACACCTGAAGGCCTCATGCTAAGTAACGATATTCTGCGCAGCGTGCGCTACATTTTGAAAGCCAATAATAATGACCTGGTGCGTATTCTGGCGCTGGGTAATGTCGAAGCCACCGCGGAACAGATCGCCGTCTGGCTACGTAAAGAAGACGAAGAGGGTTTTCAGCGTTGTCCGGACATTGTTTTGTCGTCATTCCTCAATGGCCTGATTTATGAAAAACGCGGCAAGGATGAGTCTGCTCCGGCACTGGAGCCGGAACGTCGCATTAATAACAACATCGTGCTAAAAAAATTACGCATCGCGTTTTCGCTGAAAACCGATGACATTCTGGCGATCCTCACCGAACAGCAGTTCCGCGTTTCGATGCCGGAAATTACGGCGATGATGCGTGCACCGGATCATAAAAACTTCCGCGAATGCGGCGATCAATTTTTACGTTATTTTCTGCGTGGACTGGCAGCGCGCCAGCATGTGAAGAAAAGCTAAGACGGGTATGGCGGCCATGCGAAACATGGCCGCCGACAGATTATTTCACTTCTTTAAAACCAGCGGCTTTCATCACCAGTTCCATTTGCGCCATAGTGATACCTTTTTTGGTATCTTCAGCAGAAACGTTGATTCCTGAAATACCCTGCAGGGCTTTAAAATCCACTTTTTCCATATCGATAGTCACGTTTTCCTGCGCGTAGGTATCGGTATAGGTTAATTTTTCTTCAACACCCGCGATGTTTTTGTATTTGGCGCTTAACGGCTCAAGTGTCTTGGCAGCGTCTTCTTTGGTGGTTGCACCAATAGAGGCAAGGTAATGACTCCAACTTATTGATAGTGTTTTATGTTCAGATAATGCCCGATGACTTTGTCATGCAGCTCCACCGATTTTGAGAACGACAGCGACTTCCGTCCCAGCCGTGCCAGGTGCTGCCTCAGATTCAGGTTATGCCGCTCAATTCGCTGCGTATATCGCTTGCTGATTACGTGCAGCTTTCCCTTCAGGCGGGATTCATACAGTGGCCAGCCATCCGTCATCCATATCACCACGTCAAAGGGTGACAGCAAGCTCATAAGACGCCCCAGCGTCGCCATAGTGCGTTCACCGAATACGTGCGCAACAACCGTCTTCCGGAGCCTGTCATACGCGTAAAACAGCCAGCGCTGGCGCGATTTAGCCCCGACGTATCCCCACTGTTCGTCCATTTCCGCGCAGACGATGACGTCACTGCCCGGCTGTATGCGCGAGGTTACCGACTGCGGCCTGAGTTTTTTAAGTGACGTAAAATCGTGTTGAGGCTAACGCCCATAATGCGTGCAGTTGCCCGGCATCCAACGCCATTCATGGCCATATCAATAATTTTCTGGTGCGTACCGGGTTGAGAAGCGGTGTAAGTGAACTGCAGTTGCCATGTTTTACGGCAGTGAGAGCAGAGATAGCGCTGATGTCCGGCAGTGCTTTTGCCGTTACGCACCACCCCGTCAGTAGCTGAACAGGAGGGACAGCTGATAGAAACAGAAGCCACTGGAGCACCTCAAAAACACCATCATACACTAAATCAGTAAGTTGGCAGCATCACCAGAGTGAGGTAGCCTGAGTTTAACGGACACTCCTTCCTGAAATAGAATGGCATCAGAAGGAGCTAATAATGAGCAGAAAAAACCAACGTTACTCTAAAGAGTTCAAAGCCGAAGCTGTCAGAACGGTTCTTGAAAATCAACTTTCGATCAGTGAAGGCGCTTCCCGATTATCCCTTCCTGAAGGCACTTTAGGACAATGGGTTACCGCCGCCAGAAAAGGGCTCGGTACTCCTGGTTCCCGCACGGTGGCTGAACTGGAATCTGAAATTCTGCAACTGCGTAAGGCGTTAAATGAAGCTCGCCTTGAGCGAGATATATTAAAAAAAGCAACAGCGTATTTTGCACAGGAGTCGCTGAAAAATACGCGTTAATCGAACAATGGCGACAACAATTTCCCATTGAAGCGATGTGTCAGGTATTTGGTGTATCCAGGAGCGGTTATTACAACTGGGTACAGCATGAACCCTCAGACAGAAAACAAAGTGATGAGCGGCTAAAACTGGAGATTAAGGTGGCACATATCCGCACTCGCGAAACATATGGAACCCGGCGGCTCCAGACGGAGCTGGCAGAGAATGGCATCATCGTTGGTCGTGACCGACTGGCACGTCTTCGTAAGGAGCTAAGGCTACGCTGTAAGCAGAAACGCAAGTTCAGAGCGACTACGAACCCGAACCACAATCTGCCAGTTGCGCCAAATCTGCTGAACCAGACGTTCGCTCCTACAGCACCAAATCAGGTCTGGGTGGCGTACCTGACGTATGTTGCCACACAGGAGGGATGGTTGTACCTCGCTGGCATCAAAGATGTTTATACGTGCGAAATTGTCGGCTACGCCATGGGAGAGCGCATGACAAAAGAGCTGACAGGTGGATTTGCCCCTATATTTCCAGACATCTGTTATCACTTAACCCATTACAAGCCCGCTGCCGCAGATATTCCCGTGGCGAGCGATAACCCAGCGCACTATGCGGATGCCATTCGTTATAATGTTCGAACGCCTCTGCAAGGTTCTTTGCTGCCGTTAACCCGTCTGGTTTGGGCATGATACTGATGTAGTCACGCTTTATCGTTTTCACGAAGCTCTCTGCTATTCCGTTACTCTCCGGACTCCGCACCGCCGTGTTCTTCGGTTCAAGTCCCAACATCCGGGCGAACTGGCGTGTTTCATTAGCCCGGTAGCATGAACCATTATCCGTCAGCCACTCCACTGGAGACGACGGAAGATCGTTGCCGAAGCGGCGTTCCACCGCTCCCAGCATGACGTCCTGTACTGTTTCACTGTTGAAGCCGCCGGTAGTCACCGCCCAGTGCAGTGCCTCACGATCACAGCAGTCCAGCGCGAACGTGACACGCAGTCTCTCTCCGTTATCACAGCAGAACTCGAACCCGTCAGAGCACCATCGCTGATTGCTTTCTTTCACGGCCACTCTGCCTGTATGTGCCCGTTTCGATGGTGGTACAGCAGGTTTTCGCTCAAGCAACAGGGCATTCTGGCGCATGATCCGGTAAACACGTTTGGCATTGATCGCAGGCATACCATCAAGTTCTGCCTGTCTGCGAAGCAGCGCCCATACCCGACGATAACCATACGTGGGCAGCTCTCCGATAACATGGTGTATACGGAGAAGCACATCCGTATCATCAGTGTGACGACTGCGGCGGCCATCCATCCAGTCATCGGTTCGTCTGAGAATGACGTGCAACTGCGCACGCGACACCCGGAGACAACGGCTGACTAAGCTTACTCCCCATCCCCGGGCAATAAGGGCGCGTGCGCTATCCACTTTTTTGCCCGTCCATATTCAACGGCTTCTTTGAGGAGTTCATTTTCCATCGTTTTCTTGCCGAGCAGGCGCTGGAGTTCTTTAATCTGCTTCATGGCGGCAGCAAGTTCAGAGGCAGGAACAACCTGTTCTCCGGCGGCCACAGCAGTAAGACTTCCTTCCTGGTATTGCTTACGCCAGAGAAATAACTGGCTGGCTGCTACACCATGTTGCCGGGCAACGAGGGAGACCGTCATCCCCGGTTCAAAGCTCTGCTGAACAATTGCGATCTTTTCCTGTGTGGTACGCCGTCTGCGTTTCTCCGGCCCTAAGACATCAATCAT